TTCATTTTCTGCGCGACATGTTCAGGAAGATATAAGGTCTTCGACATCGTCTACGTGGTTCTCCAGCAGGGCTTTTATTTCCTCACGGGCGTAGGTAAGGCCCCGTATCTCACCTACCATGAGTTTGTACTGCTCCCAATCTTTAGCAGCATCATGTGCGAGAGCACTTGCAATATCTTGTTCGCGCTCTCGTAGTACCTTATAGATATATTTTGCGAAATCAACACCGTCCATGAATTAATATGTTTTTCCCCTGTTAGTGTTATGGCGCACATCACCTGCAAGCCCACCCTCACTGTACTCAATTGTACCACGGGCAACATTTCTACCTTTTCTTACACCTTGAATCGCATCCAATCGATTGCGAATTTTATCTATGACGCTATCTTTCATATTTGCCGTAGGATTATAGCTCCCAAAAGCTACAGCTCTTGACACAGCATTTTCAATTCTAGCAGGTAAATCACGCATTTGTCTTTTGCGTTTACCCTCTAAAGCTTTTGCTGGTCTTGTGTTGCGTCCACTCATACCAGTCTCCTAATCTATAAGTTCAAAATGTGGTCCATCGATAAATGGACGTTTACCCTCAGATCGACGTAGATCTATGTAGGCATTCATGGCTTCTTCCATGGTGCCTTCCCACTTACGAATATCCATTGGATAACCCTTCTGAGGAACAGCCCATGCCGCGCCCCAGCAAATAGGGACTCCTACCTGTATAGCTGCTTCTTTGATTGCGTCAGCCAAATCATCGTACAGATTTAATTCCCACGATGCCCGTCCGTTCACAAAGGCCATGATATCAAAAGCTTTTCCCTCAAGGTGCTTCGACTTCATAGTCTGACTTGCTCCAGAAGCTACCAATTCCTTCTGTTGTTCTATGGTTCTCATGCCCTGCACCACTCCAAAATCGGTTTTGGTCAGTGTTATTGCCATTTTAACAACAGCCTGTAGGCTATCATCAATTCCTTCTAGCCTATCAAGGCTACGTCTGCTTAATTTAAAACTCATGTCTCTTCCTTCTTTCTTTTTGCCATAAGATCTTCAAGGTTCCTGACTTTAGTGCCGCCATCGTAAGCCCAAGCATAACCCTCATCAATCATAGTTTCATTAATAGACGTTACATCCTTTTCTGATTTGTATAACCAACCAAGCATACGCCCGAACTTACCGTCTTTTTCTGTCTTTACGGTAAGCTTTGTTGCTTCCATAAGATGCATTTCTAAAAACTCTGTAGCTTGGTAACCCATCTCTTTTTCTTTTGGATTCTTAGTTCTAGTTTCAGGCGTGTCTATACCTGCAAGCCTAACACGTTCTTTTTTGGTAAGATCAAAACCAAGATCAATACTTATATCTATGGTGTCACCGTCAACAATTCTGTCTATAGATTTTACAAAATAAGTGTACATTATGCTCTACCTCCAACATATCCACCAACAACGCCAATAATACCTGTTAATGACATCTGCAACAACCCTATGATGTTTTCATCTAACTCGCCACCATGCTCATTAGCCATAGCAAACTCATCGTAGATTATAAGTCCAAGTATGGACATAAGACCCACCGCCATAACTAAAACGACTATGTCTTTTATGTAAGTCAAACTGGTTTTTCCTTCAAATAATAACCATTTTTCCAAAGATCACTGTCTTCGCAATGAGCCACACGGTGCCCCTCTCCGTAACCATGCGTATGTTTTTTACCACATTTAGGACATCTAAAGGTTAAAAGATCTACACCTCTGCGAGTCTCTTTTGTAGCGTAAATAGTTGGAATACTTTCCATTACTTTCTCCTAGTAAATTGTTTGTACCCTTTCACACCGAAAGAGGCTGAAATTGCAATACCCAAGCTGTAAAAATACCAGTCCGGTGCCTTGTGAAGCTGTTCAAAGCCCCTGTCTACAAGACCCTCGGCACCTGGTATGAACGCCAAAATTAATGGAATTGACAATACAATAACGAAAAATTCGTCTTTCCAGGATGACTTGCTATTCTCTGCCATGATGCGTTCCCAATCGGCAACGCTTGTCTTTTCTGACAATAGTATCTTTGCTTTTGCTTCGGCTTCTGTAAGTTTTAACTTCGCTTCTGCGGCTTGCTTTGTGGTCTTTGCATCCAGCCAGCTACTAGCCAAACCCGCTACGGGTCCTAATAATTGTCCTATCATTTGTTAGACCCCATGTTTGTAAATCCATAATAAGCTGCAACTATAGCGGCAATGCTTACATAATATATATTACTCATAGATGCTAACATTATAGAAGCTTGAGGTAGCTCCATCCACTCAGTAAAAATAACTCCAAACGGAAAAACAAGCATACCTGTTAAGCTAAACCACGCCATCCTACGTTGTGCGTCACGCTTGGCATCAGCATCCAAAACCTGCCTACGGCGATCATCAAGCATAATTGCACGTTCATCTGGATCAATCTTTCCGTTGTCGTTTAAATCGTAATTTGCTTTGGGCATCTGCATACTCCTGTACTATTCTTCTTTCATATCCCAATATTAGTAGCTTACCACGTTTATCATATGCTGCAAACTTTTTGCCTCTTTCTATTATTATTGGGCGTTCACTTCTAGGCAAGCTACTTTCATTGAGTTGTGTGTTACTAGTATTTTTGCCTTTTCTGCTTGTTCGAGGCATTCTTGTTTATCCGAATACGTTCCTATTTGGTAGTAATGCAAGTTATCTGTGTTTATAAAGTGTAAAAAAATTAATACATAAATCATGGAAAATAATCCCTTACGTCAATCCACTCCATATAATGCAGATAGCCAGTAGCTCCTATGAATGTCATGATAAGCAATACAATTATACCAACTATAGTAACCATTAGCTCTTGATTTGCTATCTGATCTCTTCTGGCTTGTGCTTCCGCTTCTCTTTTTTCTGCAAGAACTTCTCGTCTAATCTTCAAGAGTTCTAGGTATTTTGATCTTCCGTATCGCTGTGTAATCCACTCTTTGAGTTCTTCTTCAGCCTCCGCTGCTTGTCTAATTTTAGCCCAGCGATCCAACGCCGTAGCATTTGCACTTTTGCTTGATACACCTTTTTTCTGTAAAGTTTTCTTTGCTTGGTCAGTTGCGTCAAAAAATTGCCCAATTTGTTTGCTCAGACCAGCCACAGTTTTGCCAGCGGCAAGTCCTGTTTTGATGCCAGCGAGAATTGTTATGGGGTCCATGACTACATTCCATCAGAGTTCATAGGGCGTCTTGTGAGGTATTCCATTGTGTTTTCTAAGGTCTTAATCCTAGCTTGCAGTTTGACGATCTGGTTGAATTGAAGCAAAAACCCTTCTTGGGTTTCGTATACTTCTTCAAACTCCTCATAAATCTCGTCGATAGTCTCGCCGCCGTCTTCCTCAACCTCAACAATATAATCTATGATCTCATCTATTCGTTCTTTGTTTTCTTCTACATCTCTTATTAAGTTCGTTCTATCAGTAGCGTTATTCTCAACAGTCAAAACATTAACTGTCTCTTCAAGGTTAGATATTGTACTAGCTTGCTGTGCAGTCCACCATATAAAACCACCGATCTGGGCTATTACAACCCCGACTACAGCAATACTTACCTTTGGTAGTTTATCCGCCATCTATCTGTATCCTCTACGGGCTACAGCTTCACGTTGCACATCAATACGCTCACGGTTTACATCACTGCGTTCGTCTGCAATCTGCTCCTGAAGCTCTAGTCTAGCTGAATCCGTCGTAGCTTGTTGCTCCATCTTCATCTGCTCTAAATCAAGCTTAGCCTGATCCATTGTTGCTTTCTGCTGGCTTTCCATTTGCTTGATAGCCAACTCCTGCATACGGATATTGACGAGCGGATCTTGTTCCTGACCGTCCTCTCCTTTGTACGTGAGCATAGGCATAACCTCTTGTAGTAACTGAGTTTCCACCTGTGCCACACGAGCTTCAACCATGTCTGGTGCCATAGGTTGCATCATGGGCGGCTGTGCCCCAACCTGCATCAATGCCATCTGCTGTTGTTGCTGCTGTTGGATCTCGCCCTGCACAATCGTACGAGCCTTCATATTAACATGCTGTAACACATGACTAAACAATGCCGCTAATACCTGTGGTGTCTGCTGTAGTATGCTCAGTGCCAACAGTGAAATGTGTGCTGCGATGTGTGCATCGTGATCTTGCTGTGGATATGCCTGTGGAGTTTTACCGCCGATCATAGCCGCATTCTCAGAGGCTGGGTCTTGTGGCTGTGGTTTTGGAGCCGGGGGCAATATCTCGTCTATATTCTGCACCTCCAATGCTTGGTACATCCTTCGATAGGCTGCATGTAAGTTGTGCATCTGGGGGTTAGACTGCGCCAACTGTAATTGCGTTTGAGCTAGAGTCACCCGCTGCGCCATAGAGAAGATGTTCGGATCGCTGACTGGGAGGACGTCAACCCGACCATCGAAGTCTTCAGCCTTAACCTGTGATGGTGCACCCGCGACCGCGTACGGGTACATGGGAGGAAGGTTTTCAGCGAAGATACGCGCCAGTAAACGGAACTCCGTCTTCTGTGCGTAGTGCAGACGTTTGTGAATAGCAGACATAACTTTCATGCCGCGTTCGATTACAGCAACGGTCGTGCCCACTGGCATTTCGTTACTCATGTCCCCAATCTGTTGGTCAGCTAAAGCTACGAAACGACGCCCGTCCTGCACCAATCCGCCCAGCATAGCCGCCAATGTGCCCGATGGTTCCTTGTACGGAAGTGGTATGATAGCGTCTCTGATGCTCCCTCCTGGGGCGTCAATGTCCCTCCACTCACCTGGTAGCAACGGCTCATCGTCATTGCGTACCCGCACTCCACGGGCTTTAAAACCAGCGGGAAGGTTAGCCAAAGTCCCTGCGTCAATCAACTGACGGAGCAAACTGGTAGCCGCTCGACCCAAGCCACCAATCATGTGAATCAAACCAAATCCATAAAAACCCAAACCAGGCATGAACTTGTAATGCACAAAGTACTGAGTCTTTTTCTTAATCGGATCGTCCATCCCGTAATTTCTACGGATAGCCAGAATCTGATTGGAGTTCTCATCAATCGTAACAATGTAAGGAAGCTTAATACCCGTAGCCTCACCCGTCGTTGGATCTGTGTCTTCAAACCCTTCTATGTCCAGATCTGCATGGATCTCCAAGATCGTCAGCACATCGTCGCTATAGTTCTTCGATAGACCTTCTAGTTCGTTGACCTTCTGCTTAACTGCATCTTCCTCTGATTCTTCCGAAACCATCAGATCAACATCGCGGTACATTCCCGCATACTGCATCTTCTTAACTTCGTTCTCATCCATGCGTAAAACATGCGTAACCCTAGTCGCCGTCGCCAAGTCCGTAGCTGAATACGGTACAACCAGATCCTGCGCTGGGATAAACTTCGATACCGCCCTCTGTTTTGTAGGATCAAAGTACACTTTCTTAAACGTTGATCCCGATAGCGGTAAGTAAAATAACATCTGATCCATGTCTGGATCGTATTCTTCCATGATTTCCGTAATCTGGAAGTTCATAAAATCCTTGACACGAGTAGCCTGTTCCTCACGGGCCTGGTCCTTCAAACCCACAATGTTGGTTCTAACTGGCCCACCCGATGGCAGAAGTTCCTTGTATGCCTGTGCTTGGAACTGAGTCACGCTCTCACTAACCATAGGGTGGGTAATGCCGCTTGCCCCTTCAAACGGCGTTGTCCTGTCCTCTGCCTTAATTCCTAATAGGTCAAGACCGTTGACGTATGTGTCTTCCCACTCAGAGCGTGAATCGAGATCATCCTTATAAGATCCCCTCAAATCCGAGGACAACGATCCAAGGATCGCGTCGTCCAGAAAGTCAGCTAAGTTTGCGTCAAACGGTATTAATTCTTCCTGTGGCATTTCATCTGCCATCATCAGAGCTTGAACAATGGCTCCGCCCATTCCGTCGTCAATGACTTCTGCACCACCTGGAAAGGTTTCTGGTACATCGATAGGGATTTCTACATCTGGTAGTCCCTCTGTGTCATCCAGATCTAAACCTGGAGTAACCATGTTAGGTGGTAATGCCATTAGAATGTTCCTTTAAATT